AAATGGGTAAAAGCGTCTACTACCAAACTCATCTATGAGCAAGATGGTTTGTTCAACTTCTATTGGCAGCTAGTCATGGGGGATAGGGCAGACAACGTTCCGGGCTTTGATGGGAAGATGCGTAGTGCTGTACCCAAGTTTTTGGAAGAAGATTACAACAATCTCATGCTTGCTACAACAGAGTCAGAGATGTTTACATACCTCTTCCATATGTATAATGGAGACTATGAGACGCTAATCCGTAATGGGCGCTGCCTATGGATTCAACGAGAGGAGAATGACGACTGGCTAAACCACGTACAACCTTTAATGGAGGAGCTTGGACTCAAGCTAGATTCAATTCCTTCATTACCTCAACTCTTAGGGCAGGTGCTCGACGATGGCAACCCAAGTATGAGTGTCTAAACGACGCTAAGACAGAGAAGAAAATCAATCCCAAGAGTGGTAGGTTGGCTCAACACTATCGCTGTGAGATTTGCCAAGGGGAATTTACACAAAAGGATATGAACGTAGATCACATCAATCCTGCTGTAGACCCTGAGAAGGGCTTTGAGACTTGGGACATCTTCATTGACCGCTTGTTCTGTGAGAAAGATAACCTACAGGCCATCTGCGTACCATGCCACAAAATAAAAACATTAGCCGAGAAGAAAGGGCGCAATGGAAATCGACAAAAAGATTGAAACAGAAATGGGCACTGTCCATTTCAAAGGTAATTTGACGGATGATGAATTGGATTACGTTGTGACAATTGGACTGGCAACTCTAATGATTAGGGGTGAGTTGCAAGCGGAGTATGCAACAGAAGATGGTTCATTAATTTCTAATGGAACTGATACAATTCAATGAGATTTCTACTACATAGTACCACAGCAGTCTGGACATTGATTTTTCTAGCCAATCTAATTATCCACAATTGGAGTGAAGCTATGTTGACAGCAGTGATTGTTTTCTATGCTGGCAGGGCTTCCCTTGAGCATGAGCAAGGAGACGGAGATTAAACATCTTGTAATTCCCGATGTTCAGGCGAAGCCAGGACACGACTTCACCTATCTAACCAACATTGGTAAATACCTAGTAGAGAAGAAACCTGACAAGGTTGTCTGCCTAGGGGACTTTGCTGATATGCCTAGCCTGTCAAGCTATGACGTGGGTAAGAAGAGTTTTGAGGGTAAGAGGTACGTCAAGGACATTGATGCCTCTCACGAGGCTATGAAGGCTCTTCTAACCCCCTTGTGGAACTTCAACGACAAAGCCCGTCGTAACAAAGAGAAGCAGTATCGTCCAGAACTTCACCTGACACTAGGTAACCATGAAAATCGAATCAATCGTGCTGTTAATGATTCTCCTCAACTCGATGGTGTTCTCTCTATTGACGACCTTGGCTACGAGGACTACGGTTGGAAGACTTACCCCTTTCTGGACGTGGTTGTTATTGACGGGATTGCCTACAGCCATTATTTCACTACTGGCGTTATGGGCCGACCTGTCTCAACAGCCTCTGCCTGTCTAAGTAAGAAGCACATGAGTTGCATCCAAGGGCATCAACAAGGACTGCAAATTCATTCAGCTTACAAAGCAGATGGAGCTCAAATCACATCAATTATTGCCGGTTCCTGTTACGAACATGATGAAGATTACATGTCTTCACAAGGTAATAAGCATTGGCGTGGGTTTTTGATGCTTCATGCCGTTGACAATGGGGAATTTGACATCATGCCGGTGTCGCTCAAGTATATTAATGGTAAATACCCATGAAAATCTATTACAAAGAAGGTTACAAGTATCAGCTAGCTGAAACATACTCAGTAGAAACCTCTCTACGTCCTTATGTAGAAAGTGGTAACAAGTTTGTTTCTATTAACACCCATGGTGTGTTGACCATTAAGGAAGGTTATGCATGGGATGGTGCTAGTGGTCCTGCCATTGACACCAACACCTTCATGCGAGGCTCCCTTGTGCATGATGCCCTTTACCAGCTAATTGGTCTAGGTGTCTTGCCTCCAAATCAAAAGCAATATGCTGACCTGATGCTTAAGGATATTATTCTAGAAGACGGGATGCATCCTATCCGTGCATGGTGGGTACACAAAGCTGTCAAGCATTTTGGTGTCATTTATCAAAATCAACCTAACAACTATCTCTCTGCCCCATGATGACCTACACTGAGGCGATGTTTAAACAACACTCGCCGTATGACAACCCATACCAAGGCAAAGACAAACGAGTGTTGTTTGTTTGTAGTGCAGGCATTCTCCGCAGTGCCACAGCAGCCCGTATCTATGCCAAGAAGTATAACACTCGCTGTGCTGGTAGCATGGGATATGCCCTAATTCCTGTTACACATGAGTTGGTTCTCTGGGCACAAGAAATTGTGTTTGTTAACAAAGAGAACTATGATGAAACCATCAAACACTTTCATCTAGAAGACTTCCCGTGTCTTGTTAAAGTGCTAGATATTCCAGATCAATATGAACACATGCATCCAGAACTAATTGCTCATTTTGAAGAGCAGTATGAAAATGTATAACCTAGTATCACCAATGATTAACGAACACGATATTAAAGATTACCGCGCAGATGCTGCGCCTCAACCGGACCCAGTTAACCGACCGGCGCACTACCTCAAACATCCGAGTGGTGTTGAGTGTATTCAAATCACGGAGCACATGACCTTCACCCTTGGTAACGCTATGAAATACATCTGGCGTGCTGATTACAAGAATGGTGTTGAGGATTTGCAGAAGGCCATCTGGTATTTGCAACGAGAAGTTGAGAAGCGTAGTCCACCTAAACGGGAACAAGTGTGAACATCAAGTCCTTCTACGAATATGAAAACCTTGCAAAACGTTTTGCTCTATATCCAGAGGCGGGTACTGGAAGTACATTGGCATTGGCTTACACTGCCTTGGGCCTCGCAGGAGAATCCGGTGAATACACAGAAAAAGTCAAAAAGCTAATCCGTGACGGTAAGTTGGACAAGCCGCTTGCTGTCAAAGAGTTGAGTGACGTGTTGTGGTATCTCACTGCTTCTGCTAACGAACTCGGCTACACCTTGACAGACGTAGCCGAAATTAATATTGTCAAACTAATGGATCGTGCTGAACGTGGGGCTCTTCAGGGAAGTGGTGATGAGCGATGACCCCTGACATTGAAGAACTAAAACAACGTATTGTCGCTGGCCTAGATGTTCTAGAGTTTCTAGACCTCTTGGGCCTTGACCTTTCCGACTTGGTAGAACTACTAGAAGAACAAATTGAAGAATCGGCACCAGAACTTCACGCTGCCCTTGGATGAGTTGGGCTTCAAACGTAAATACCTAACCCGCCTAACACAAGAAAAAGAAGCAGAACAGGAGATTAAGCAGTATGCACCAGGAGTTCATGACGAAGAACCAACCACATCCGGGGAGATGTACGATGCACAAAATGTGGATGAGGAAAGGTCAGTGCGAAATGTGCAGGCTTGACGCAGACAAACGACAACGGGAGTTGGAAAAACTCACAGGTAGCAACAAGCCGGAGGTATTCATTGGAAAAATCTGAATTTCGTACACAATTTGGTGCCAACATCTTTCGCTATAAATATGCACAAGGTCCAGCCGACACTTGGGCCAAACTGGCAGAACGTCTTGTAGAAGATGTGTGTGGTACTCGTCAAGGCACTGTTCACAAACTCATGGCTGACGAAGACAGACGACAGCTCACTCAATATATCCGAGAGTTTAAATTTCTTCCTGGAGGACGGTATCTCTATTATGCGGGCCGGCCCTTCAAGGCGTATAATAATTGCTATTTGTTGCGTGCAGAAGAAGATACACGAGAAGAATGGAGTAATGTAACATGGCGTGCAATGTCTTGTCTAATGACTGGTGGGGGAATTGGAATTGACTACAGTCGCCTTCGTCCATCGGGCAGCGCGCTCACCCGAACAGGTGGTACAGCATCTGGTCCAATCCCTCTTATGTCTGCCATCAATGAAATTGGACGAAACGTTATGCAGGGAGGTAGTCGTCGCTCGGCTATCTACGCGAGCCTCAATTGGCGGCATGATGATATCAACAGTTTCCTTGCCGTAAAGAACTGGTCAGAGCATGAAAAACGGGGGAAAGAGTTGGATTTTAATAATCCGGCTCCCCTGGATATGACCAACATCAGTGTCAACTATGATGACGCTGCCATGTATAATGGTGGAATGCGTAATATTTTGCATGAGAACCCCGTCTTTTTGCAGAATGTCCGACAAGCCATGGAAACCGGGGAACCGGGTTTCTCCTTCAACTTTGGTAGTAAACAAAATGAAACGCTACGGAACGCTTGTACAGAGGTCACGTCTGAGGATGACAGTGACGTTTGCAATCTTGGCTCAATCAATATGGGCAATATCAGCAGTTTGGAAGAGTTCCAATCGGTTGTAGCCCTTGCTTCAAAATTCCTCGTCTGTGGAACTCTACGAGCGGACCTACCCTATGAGAAAGTTTATAAGGTTCGAGAGAAAAACCGCAGGCTTGGGCTGGGCCTCATGGGAATTCACGAGTGGCTTCTTCAACGAAACTACAAGTATGAAGTAACTCCTGAGTTGCACACATGGCTAACTGTTTATCAAACTGAAAGTAAAACTTCCGCTGATGCTCATTGTGACAGGCTGTTTATTTCTCGTCCTGTTGCTTACAGGGCAATCGCACCCACTGGTTCTATTGGTATCCTTGCTGGTACTACAACAGGTATTGAGCCTCTGTTTGCTGTTGCTTACAAACGTCGCTTCCTTACGGAAGGAACAAAATGGAAGTACCAATATGTCGTGGATGGAACTGCTCAAGCATTAATTGCAAAGTATGGTGTTGACCCAGATAGTATTGAATCCGCCCTTGACCTGAGTACCAACTATGAGCAGCGAATCAAATTCCAAGCGGACATTCAAGATTACGTTGACATGTCCATCTCAAGCACCATTAACCTCCCGTCTTGGGGCTCTAAAGGAAACTCAGAGTCTGACGTTGGACGATTTGCGCAGACCCTTGCTAAGTATGCGCCACGCCTACGAGGATTCACATGCTATCCAGATGGAAGTCGAGGAGGTCAGCCTCTTACCGCTGTCCCCTACGCAGAAGCCCTGAAACACAAGGACACTGTGTATGATGAGATGCCCGTGGATGTATGTTCTCTGACAGGAGGTGGAACCTGTGGATCATGATTGTGTACACTATTGGGGACATATTGGTAATGCAGGATATGGTCTAGACTACGAACCTTCTACACAGAAAACTATCTTAGCTCATCGAAAGGCTTTTATAGATTTCTTTGGTAGGATTCCAAAAGGGACCGTAGTTATGCACACATGTAATAATAAAAAGTGTGTTAATCCTGTACATCTTAAACTTGGGAGTCAGTCTGATAATGTGAAGCAGTCGTACAAAGATGGTTTGCAAGTAAATCCCCATCGCCTCATTACTCAGGAAATGGCTAATGAGATACGTGGATCGGTCGGTACGTATAAAGCTCTGTCTGAGAAATTTGGCACTACCTACAGTGTTGTCAAAAACATTAAACAGGGTAATACATACCATGACCTAACTGGTGGCGGTACTTGTGGATCATAACCTTGGGTTTGGCCTAGCGTTTCCAAAGAGAGAGGGTACTGCCATGCATCCAGACGAGTTGGGCACCCCAAAGGAATGGACTAAACTGGAGTACGAAGCTTGGAGGAAAAGGCAACTAGAAGCTTGGAAAAGGGACAATCCCAATGGCTCTTGATGTAACACTAGAGCTAATCAACGGCCTTAAAGTTGGTATTGAGCATCTCTCCTTTGACGATGATGAGGAAGATGATGTAGAGAGTGTTGTGGTGTGTGACTTGCTGTTCCTACGGCTAGCCTTTATCGCATACACAGAAGAGTAAAAGAAAAAGCCCCCTTCTCGCAAGAGTTGGGGGCTTTTTACGTTCTTTTTGGGAGTTTGTACTCAAACGACCACTGCGTCGGGCATGGTGCTGACGTTCGCAGATGGCGGAAGGGTGGCGGTCAATTACGCAACAGCATCTTTTGGAAGGACTCCGCGAACAAGCACGGCTCTATCAAAAATTACGTTTGCTGTTGTACCAGTCGCAGTGTCCGCATAGAGGTAAACACGCATCAGCGTCGGAGACTTTCGCAAATAAGCGGATGTCACCACCCAAAAAAACCCGCCAGTTACGCCATTTAAGCCAGATTGAGAGCTTTGGAACTCACCGTCATCGGTTCTAAGGGCTACCGTACCCCAATTACCTGTGCCCACACCCGCAGGGATATACACACGAACGGCCAACGTAACCCATCCGCCAGCAGATGCGCGGATTCCTGCGGGATTTGTCGTCAGTAAATCCTGCTGCATTCTTGGTGTTGCGCCATTTGCTGTTACCTTAATCGCCCTAGCGCCAGATTCGTATATCGTCGTTTCAAGCGCGCTGATTGAATTTGTCAGAGTCCACGAATCAGGGAGTGCGCCAGTTACAGCTCCAAACAATCCATTTACAAGCAAGTTACCACCGATGTCATCAAAGAGCGACTGCGACTGTACAGGCGCCGCATCGGCACAAAAAAGCGCGTAAATTACCGACATCCATACGGCAGAGCCAGTCGGCGTGGGGTGAATTCCGTCCGGCAAATACCAATCTGCTGGCCTGCTTGCCTTTTCGTACACAGAGTAAATATCGGCAACATCGAAACCACGGAGCGCGGCGTATTCTCTTGCGGCCTTTACGTTTATTGATTGGTTTTCATCATTCTGCTTAGGAGGCTGGGCAACAATCACGACACCAGCAGACGGATTTTCTTTAAGTAGGGACTCAACCCCGGCAGAATATGCGCCAATTATCGAGCGATAAGGCACGCCGGCTGGGTAGTTAAACCCATGGTTGACAATCAATAAATCAGCGCTCTTGCCTTGGAACGCAGCCGAAAATGGCGATCCAAAATTTTCACTCAACTTTGAGCCTGGAACAGAGCAATTCCACACATCCAAAAACTTTGCACCAGCTCCAAACGGGACGGGGGATGCATATGATTTTGCTGTGTTGTCCCACAAACGGCTGCGCACCGTGTATGCTGGGTTTTCAGAAGCGATCTGCGAGCACAACAAGTCAACCCACTCAGTTGGCTCATTTCCCGTCGAGTCCCCAATAACGATAATTGATAGGTCAAACTCAGCCTCTTCCAGCAATCGGGAAATCCTTGCGGACTGCGAGTACCCCCGTACCGCATCCACCCGCTCACTGAGGGAATCCCAAACATTTCCATTACTGAAATATTGGGACACAGTTCCGTCCCCCTTTTCTACCGTAGCCATGCGCCCAGCATTTAATGTTGCTGGAAATTTAGCCTCCAATGCTGCTTGAGAAGAGAAGTTGCCCACTGTTCCACTACCGACAAAGCCTGTATAAGCCATTTTTAATCCTTACCGTTCATAAATTGTTTCTTTTCAGACATTCGTCTACCAGTAATTTCTTTTGGGAACACCCAACGATCAAACTGCTCGGTAGCTGCTTCAATGTTACCTAGTTGCAACAGCTTCTTCATTGTACTCTTGTGCCAAGCAGTGGCTCCAATGTTAAACACAAAGCTGACAAGAGCATCAAACTGGTGTTGCTTGAGAGGATGGGTGGTCAAGTTGACCGCCTCCTCCGCCCACGCTACGTCCTGTTTAAACACCTTCATCACTTTCTCCGTAGTCCACCTAGAGTTGGGGAACACATCAGGTCCAGTATGGCCTACGCCAATCGTAAGGATTCCTTTTGTGTCTTTGTATGCCCTAGTCCTAAGACCCTCTCGTTGTACAAGTAGATCGGCGCCTTCCTTCGACAGAGTTAGTTTATTCACTGAAAGCCTCCATTACACGTTGACCTTGCCGTTGCTGTGGCAACGACCGAGCAGCAATTGCACGGAGCTTAGCCAAATCAACCATACTGACGTTACTCTTCTTGGCATACTCAATCAGAGCAGTTTCAAGAGTTTTCATATCACCTTCGTACTTGCCATAGTTGACAATAAGTTGGGGGTCCACTTTACCGTTTACGTACATCTGGTTGACCATCTTCTTGAACACACCTTGACGCAGCTCTTGGTAGCCAATACCTTGCTGTTGCAAGTCATACAGCTTCTGCTTCTGGACACTCTCGTTGATACCAGTGAACCCAATGTTCTTAGCCATCTTGTCAGCCTCGTTACGAATCACTTGTCCTTCCAGCGTACGACGGTTGACAGCCAGTTCACCTTGTGGGGTTTGCTTGCTGAACCATTCCCTATCCATCGGACCAGTCATCACACCCGGAGCAGCCTCACGAGCCAGCCGCTTAAGGTTCATTTCGTCTGGGTTGCTCATTGCTGATAGACCCGCCGCACCAACATCAACCAACTTACTACCACCTGGGAACATTGCTTCACCCAACGAGTTGGGAATCACATCAGAGATGCCCAATCGCTTAGACATATCCACACCCAGAGCAGAGAACACCCCATGACTGGCAATGTACTTGTTCTTGGCATTAGTGCCCAATTCCTCGGAGAAGTCAATGACAACACGAGACAGTGAATCAGGTTCACCCATTGCTTTTGTGATTTGACGGTAGAGCCAGTCAGCCTCTTGGAAGCCTAAGGCACCAGTCACACCAGCAGCAGCTACGCTAGTAGCAATCTGCATCAAGAACGGTGCAGCATTACCATCGTTACCAATCTCCCGAGCAAACATAGCCAAACGAGACAGTTCGTTGTGCTTGTACGAGGACAGGTTAGCTGCCATGTCCCCAATAGGACCTAAGGCGTTAAACACCTTTGGTCGTTCCACAGGGCTGTAGTTGTTCATAGCTATGTCAGTCAGGTTCTGAGCAAGACCGAAGTCATCACCCAAACCGTTCTCTTTCAGCATGTGAACGAAGCCATAATACATCAACTTACGAGTACCGGATTCCACATTTGAAGCAAGGAAGTTACCTGCCTTGTCCAAATAGAATTCTGCATTCTTACGTGAGATGTTGGATGTATCCACCAAGTCACTGCCGAACACATGGTTGTCGTTGGCGTACTTCTGTGCCTCTTTCTCAAATGAATCCAACTTACCCAGCTGCTCTTTCATCAAAGTAAAGCCTGCTTTAGCAAAGCTATCGTAACCAGTGGTGAAAGTGTCAATCCCACGTCCTTTAAGGAACGTAGTCATAGCGGGCATAGACAGCATGGGTTGAATCACGTTGGTAGTCAAGAAGGCTGGGTTGAGTCCAAGCAACATGGTGTTAACCGCCTTACGGGCATACATAGCAGTGTTACGAGGAATCGTCTGACCAATACCAGAACCCTTCCACATCTTGTTAACAGCATTCTCAAAACCACGTCCTGCCTCAGAAGGATTCAAACCAAGTGCGTTCTGCAAATAGCTCTCAGACCATTCCTTAGCGTTAGGCATGTCCACATCACTAACCAACACTTGTTTGACTTGATTAGCAGCATCCGACAGGTGACCCCACTTCAACGCGGCCTCAGCATACTGCAACTGAGCATCCATGAAGTCCTTAGCGTTCTGTTCAACACTCTCCCAAGGCTTACGCCCTTCGGCACCAAACACACCTTTCTTAGCCTTTGTGTGATCCTTAGCATTCAAGTAGCCATAAGCTTCTTTAGTCTTCATCTCATCCAACAGGTCCAAGAACTCCTTAGTAGCTGGGTTGTTCTCTGACAGCAGCTCTAGAGCGTGTTGTACAGCAGCGACAGCACTACCACCCTTCTCGCCAGCATTGCCACCCATGTAGCGTGGCTTAGCTTCGACGATGTACTCTGGATTCTTCTTCTTGATTTGCTTCTCGATGGAGTTCAGACCAAACGAGGTCTTGGCTCCAATAGCACCCACAACCTCTTTCTCACCGGCATCGTTCAACTTGTAGACCAACTTGCGGTAGTCTCCAGTGAAGTTCATAGCAGAGTAGGCGGTACGCTTGCTGATTGGCCTGAGGCCAGCAGCTTCACGAGCCCGGTTGATGGCTTCAAAACTAGCATCCATTGTTTGCCGATGTGTCTCCGCAAACCTCACTTGCTTTTCGTTAAACCCTTGCTGACGCAGGAAGTCGGGAGTGATTTCAACTTGCACCTTATCAGCGTGGTTTAACACAGCCGCAATTTCAGTCATCCCACTCTTGCTCAGGTCCCGCATGGCTGGAGCCAGCGAGTCGTGGATGTAGTCCCTAACGTCGGCCCGTGCCTTACGATCAGCATTGAGCACTTGGTCCACAGTGAACTTGACAATGGGATTGTTAGTTTTCTCTGCTTGGTACAAGCCACCTTTGGTGAAGTTGTTAATACCTCGCTGTACAATGTTCTGATCTACATCAGTCATTGTCTTGGCTTTGGCAATCACATCGTCGGGGGTAGCGTTGGACGGAATGAAGTTAGCAAGGTTCTCACGAATACCTGCTACTTTCTTAAGCTGATCCATTTCTGGTTGCTTCTTCCAGTCGAACAAAACACCCCCCGACTGTTTCTTAGAATTAAATCCCGCAACAGTGTTACGGACTTCTGGGTCAGTGATGTTACCCAACACCATCCCCTCGTCAGCACCATCGGCAATACGCTTAGCTTCTTGTGTAGCAAATGCTTCTACAGCAGCGGGATTATCCCTCTTCCATAGTTTCCATGCGGCAGGGGAGGTCTTACCAGATGGAGCAACCTTGCCCTCATTGGCTTTGGTCCAAGCATCGTACAAAGCTTTACCAACACCCTTACCTTTGAAGTCGTCGTCCACTTTAACCATATCCACGTTGGCAGTTTCATCCAACTGAGCACGTTGTTCTGGAGTGAGGTTAGATCGGAGGTAACCTACTTCCTTGTCCCCCACCTTAGCAACGAAACCATCTTCTGTAGCCTCAACAGTAACCTTCTTGTTACCAATCAAGAGGCCGCCGCCTTGCTTACGCATCTTGGAGTTGAACCCTTTAAGGTTGTCCCCAGATGCAGCCATGATGTTACGCTGCATAGCATCAGCATCCATAGCCGCCACTTCCAGTTCAGGAGAGGCTTTCATCTCACCCCGCAGCAGATCAAGAGCTGACTGACGGGTGGTACCTTCAGCAAACTTACCGTCAACACGGTTACGAACACCTTCCGGCATCAAATCAATTGCCTCTGTCAGCGGACGCTGATTCTCAGGATCATTGCGGAAGTTAACCGGCTCAGAGAACCGTTCAACTCCTTTAATATCCCCAGTCTCTATGTCCAGGGGCTTGTTAGGATCACGTGGGAAGTTTACATCCAACTCATCACCAAACAAATTACGCTGCAACGGTTGTTGCAAGTTCTGTACTTCCATCGACAAGTCAGCACGGATTGGAATACCATTCTCATCCACACGCCACATGTCAGGAGCCATCTCAGTCTGGTAAGGACTGATGGGGCTTCGCTCATCAAACTGATCGAACAGATTCAACTGTTCGGGAACAAGGGCCTCAGGAGTTTTGACTTCTGGGGCCTTTTTGTTTGCGGCCATCTCATCAATAGCCGCGAGGGTACGACCGCCCTTTGTGGGGGTCTTAGAGGGCCTAGGACGCTCTCCCATGACACCCTGAGTAACCCCACCCACCAAAGCCTCCTGAGCGCGCCTACGGGCGTCATAGGGGTTGTAAGCTTTCTTGGTTTCGTCTTGAGTTGCCAAGGCTTGGGTAACAGCATCACTACCAGCACCCATAGCCACGTTACCGGCTGCACCAACGGCAGCACGACCGAGGAACGTCTTAGCAGGGGCCATGGGACCCATGCCAGCAGCATTCAGACCAGCGTCAGCCAGAGTAGCAGGAATAGCAGTAGACAGAGGTTCACCACGCTGGATTAGGTCCATGCCTTTCTCACCAGCAGCACCCAGCATCCCCGGAATCTGGGCAGGGAGGGATAGGGCCATAGCACCAACGTCTTGTCCCAAAGAGGTTTCCAGATTGTCTGGGTTAGCCCACTTGGCACGAGCAGCACGATTGGCTTCCATGTTACGGAAGATCGAATCTCCCTGATCTTGGAAACCAGCATAGGTAGCCAGAGCACCAGCAGGCAGGGAGATGGCGCTTTCCATAGCGTTACCAGCACTTGCAAGGGCTTTCTTAAAAGCTGTACCGAATCCAGCTTTAGGCTTTTCCACTTCGTCAAACTGGTCGAAGGGGTTGCCCTGCGAAGAGGGCTCGTCAAATTGATCGAAGGGATTTGCCATTTATCGTCCTAGAATAGCCTTAGAAGCACCAGCGCCATACTTGGCGTCAAATTGAGCAGCTAGGGCTGGGTTTTGTTTCAACATTGCAGCAGCGCCGGGAGGAATTGCAGCTTTTGGGGCAGAGGGTTTTGGCAACTCTTTAGGAGAGCCTTGTGGGATGTAATTAGGAACACCTGGCGCTGCACGAGGGGGAGCAGTACCAAAACCACCTTCAGGGGTTAGGATGGTTTTACCCGCACCTGTATCAGCCTTCTGTGCAGCTTTATAAGCCTCAATACGACTGAGCATTGCGTTAGCATTCTCTGCACCAGCTTGGTCACCACTTCGCAGAGCCGCTTCCATTTGTTGTGCATACTGAGCAGCCAGCTTGTCCGTGGTGAGAACAGAAGGGCCACCACTACCGCCACCACCTCCAGCGGCTTTACCAGGAACCACTTGCTTAAGGGCAACACGGTTAGGTTGTTTGATGCCTTCCAGCACCTGTGCCTGAGTCCCTCGTTGATTCAATAGTTCAACTTTCTGCTCACCCTGCTCACGCAGTTTAAGGAAGTCTTTGTGTAGCATCAACATCCGTTGACCCTCTTCACTGGTAGCTTTGTCTGGACTGTACGCCATACGTTGAGCTTCCAGCTGCATTAGGTCTAGGTCCGCCTTCTTGGCACCAAGAATAAATTTCTTCTTCTCATCATCCAGCTGCAACGGAGCCAACTCTTCCGCTTGAGTAGTCTTGACCCTTGCCTGACGGTTGTTATAGCCCAAAGCCTCATTCTGCATCTGTTGCTCTTGAAGGCGCATTGGATTGTTCTGCTCGGCAAACATATTAGCCAACTCTTGTGTCTTAAGTTCTTGCTGGTGAAGCTCATCTTCTTTTTGACGATCTAGTCTGGAGAAATGAGCGGCAGGTGCCCCACCACCGTATAATTCCATGTAATCAACTGGCATAATTAACTCCCATTGTTCCAATTATCCCATTGGTTACCAGCCCACTTGAACGCCCCAGAGTCTTGTCCCAAGTTGTACAGTAGAGCAAGACCCTGTTGAGTGCGCTGATCTGATTGCTGTTGAGCAAGGTAACTAGCATTAGAGGCATTGTTTGCACCAGTGTTAGACATATTCATTCCAGCAAGCATTTGCTGCAACTGCTGTTGACGAGCTTGTTGCTGACTGTTGTAAATGTTAAAGGCGCCTTGGTTAGCAGCGTTAGCAGCAGCCACTTCAGCATTCATGTAGCCGTGTTC